ACCACATAGGCGCACAACTGAAGACAAAGATAAATTACAGCACGATTTTAAAAGTTTTTATGCACAGTACGATAAGCGCAGAGGCAAGGACATAGGTGTATTTCCAAAGATACTTACTGACTGGTTAAATACAATTGGATTGGATGATACAATACCACTAATAGAAATGCATGAAGGGAGTATCACGCATTATGACGACTAGAAACAAACTACACTATATTGAAGAAGTAGATGGTAAAACAAATATAGTGTATTATTTTGCACACGATAAAATTGTTAAGAACAAAAAAGGTAAACGAGTGCCAGAACGTAATTTAATGGATCCATTTTTTCATGGACGTTACGTTTTGTGTAACCACTTCTTAAAAGATCATTGTAGATCTTTAGGAGAAGTCCGAGAAATAACTGTTAAAGACGCTAAAAAAATGCGTTATATATACGAAATTGGTACATCAGGTCCTCCTGCTAATTGGCTCGGCGGCTACGATTCTTCTAGACGTAATTTGTTTGACTTATTGGCGCTACATAGACCCATAGTAATAAGATCAGCAGCAAAGCGTAGATGTATTATACATATTGACCAAGGTTGGGAAGGATTTCCGTTATTAGAAACTAAAGTACTAAAAAGTGTTGGTGTTCGTAGAGATTATTATGATGTACTTTATACATCATTAGAAAAACATAAAATCCCGCCAAGTCAAATTATTATTACAACATCAAATTTAAAAGAAAAAGAAGTTCACGACAAATATTACGGTAATAAAAAAGATAAGATTAATATTGTTCCGTCTATTTCTTTTTGCGGACTATTAACATATCAAAACGAAGCTGACGCTATTTCCTTTGAAGAACAAATTCAATACAAGCAACAATTAGAAGATATGAAAAGTTTTAGTTGTTTGAACAGAGTTACACGTCAGCACAGGATGACACTTGGTGTTATGCTTAATTATTATAACTTATTAGATCCTAAAATTTGTGACTTCAGTCATTCAAAATTTTTAGGAGGGCACCCTAGACAGTCTACTTTACCGATTACTCATAGGCATGCAATACCCGGAGGATGGGAGGCTCATCCCAGCTTTACAAAAGAGAATGCCAATGATTTTCTTTCAACGTTGCCTCGAGTATTAGATCAAGAAGATTTTAATAAAAATCATGTTTGGACAATGTTTAAAGATACATATCTTAGAACTTGGTTTAGTTTAACTTCGGAAACTGCGTTTAATGAAGAGCGTAAAACCTGTCTCTTTATGTCAGAAAAAATATTTAAGCCAATGTTATGTCATCATCCCTTTGTTGTTGTAAGTCATCCAAACTCGCTTGCACAGCTTAAACAACTAGGATTCAAAACTTTTGATAAATGGTGGGACGAAAGTTATGATGCTATTGTTTCTCCTACAGCTAGGATGGACGCTATTTGTAAACTAACACAAGAACTTACAAATAAATCAGATATTGAATGGCTAGACATGTATAAAGATATGCAAGAAGTACTAGAACATAATTTTAACCATATGACTGTTATGGAAAAGATTGATTATTCAGAGTTTCTTCAATGAAAAAATACAATAGATTTTTTGCTTTTGGTTGTAGTTATACAGATTACTATTGGCCAACTTGGGCAAACATAATTGCTAGAGATACCGGATTGCCTTCTCAAAATTGGGGATACTCCGGCGTTGGTAACATATACATACACCATAAAATGGTTGAAGCAAAAATTAAACAAAGTATTAACGACGACGATCTAGTTATAGTTAATTGGTCATCGTGGCATCGAGAAGATAGAGTTGATCAACAAGGCTATTGGACGTCAGGAGGAAATATATTTAATAATAATCCTTACTATGATAAACGTTTTTTAAAAAAATACTATTCTCCATATAACGATATAGTAAAAAATGCAACGGCAATTATTTCCGGAAACAATACAATAAAAATAGCATACCAAAGTCATATGATTGATTACGAAAATTTTGTTGAGTATGCAGGTATAAATCAGTTACATACTGACAAATTAATAAAAAATTATTCGTGGTTAAGGAATGCACTACCCGAAAAGAAATTATTTGACAATAGCGGAAATACTAGTTTTGACGGTCGTACTAGCGGAATTGACTTCCATCCTGATGTTCTAGGGCACCTTAGTCATGCATCAAAAGTTTGTGCTAATCTTTTTGGACGTGAGCTAAAACAAGAGACTGTAGATTATTATAACATAATGCAAGAGCGTATTGGTGAATGTATACAACATATGCCAAGAAAAAATTATTGGCAGGAAATTGGCGGCAGAATTGCAAAAATTTATTCGCTTGAAGATTATTAAATAAATAATAAACTACGTATATTATAGGAGTTTTAAATGAAGGTTGGTTTTATAGGCATCGGCAAACTTGGCTTGCCTTGTGCGGAAGCAATTGCACAAAAAGGTCACGAAGTTGAAGGGTATGATGTTGCAAAAGTTACAAGTGACGATATTACAGTTGTTGATACAGTAAAAGATGTTGTAGCAAATAAAGACATTGTATTTGTAGCAGTTCCTACACCACACGATCCTGCATATGACGGCAGATCTCCTACAGCCCACCTTAGTCCAAAAGATTTTTCTTACGATATTGTAAAGAAAGTTCTAACACAAGCTAATGAACATATGAATAAAGACCAGTTACTTGTACTTATTAGTACAGTATTGCCTGGTACAGTTAGGAGTCAGTTAGTTGAACTTACAAACAATAGCCGCTTTATATATAATCCTTATCTTATTGCAATGGGCTCAGTGGCATGGGATATGGTAAATCCGGAAATGGTAATGATTGGTACAGAAGATGGTACCGAAACAGGTGATGCAAAAGAGCTTGTAGACTTTTATAAAACTATAATGGAAAACAATCCTCGATATGTTATTGGGACATGGGACGAATGCGAATGTATTAAAGTGTTCTATAACACATTTATTAGTACAAAAATTGGTCTTGTTAACATGATACAAGATGTTGCACAAAGGCAAGGTAACATTAATGTAGACGTTGTAACTAAAGCTCTTGCAGATAGTACTATGCGTATTATGGGTCCACAGTATATGACAGCTGGTATGGGCGACGGAGGAGGCTGTCATCCAAGAGATAACATTGCACTACGTTATATGGCACAAGAACTTAACTTAGGTTACGATATTTTTGATGCAATAATGAATGCAAGGGAAATACAAGCAAAAAATGTTGCATTAGAACTTGTAAAATATGCAGAAGAAACAAATATGCCAATCTTTATTCATGGTAAAGCATACAAGCCTGGTGTAGAATATTGTGACGGTAGCTATAGTTTACTAGTAGGACATTATGTTGAACAACAAGGACATCGTGTTACGTATATTGACCCTCTTACAGACGATGATGTAGAGTTAGGTATGCCCAGCATTATATTACTTGCACACAGTGCAAGTACAACTTACAAGTATATGCAAGAAGAAGGCGACAGTACTGATAAATTGTATTGCAAAATTCCATCTAATAGTATCGTAGTAGATCCGTGGAGGAACTTTAGTTCTGATACATCTAAAGTAATACACTACGGTAACACGAGACATGGATAATTATGTACGACATTGTATTCATAAGTTATCAAGAGCCTAATGCAGATGAAAACTATGCTGCACTAAAAGCACGATTTCCTATGGCTAAACGTGTGCATGGTGTAAAAGGATTACATCAAGCACATATAAACGCAGCTAAAAAATGTTTTACTAATATGTTTTGGGTTGTAGATGCTGATGCAATTATTTTAGACGATTTTAACTTTGAATATAACGTACCTAGTCATCAACTTGATCATGTACATGTTTGGAGGACTCAAAATCCAATTAACGACTTAGTTTATGGCTACGGTGGTGTAAAACTTCTTCCTAGAAAACTAACTTTATCTGTAGACATTAACAGCGCCGATATGACAACTAGCATTAGTAAAAACTTTATGGCAATGCCAGACATATCAAACATTACAGCATTTAACACAGATCCGTTTAATACATATAAGTCAGCATTTAGAGAATGTGCAAAGCTAAGTAGTAAAGTTATTAAAGGGCAACATGACGAAGAAACAGAAAAACGACTTGAAACTTGGTGTACAGTTGGCAAAACTAGACCGTATGGTTTATACGCTTTGGCCGGTGCTATTAGTGGCCGCAAGTTTGGGATTTCTAATAGGAGCAATATTGGTCTTATAAATGATTTTGATTGGCTAAGGGAACAGTTTGATGCAGAATGTAGCTGACATTAAAACAGTTCATATTGAGCTTACAGATAAATGTCAAGCACAGTGTCCTATGTGTGCTAGAAACTATCACGGCGGCGCCCCTCGCCCGTTTATACGTAACGGTGATATTAGTATTGAACAATTTAAAGAATGGTTCTCCCCAAACTTTTTATCACAAATAGATAACTTTTATAGTTGTGGTAATTATGGTGATCCTGCATTTGCAAAAGATTGTTTAGAAATATATGCATATGTACGCGAATGCAATCCTAATACTAGATTAGCAATACATACTAATGGCGGCATGCGTAATCCACAATGGTGGTCTAAGTTAGCACAAGCAATAGGAACACAATCTAATAGTGAAGTAATATTTGCAGTTGACGGCTTCAAAGGAAAGCATGAACTATATCGTAAAAATACAAATTTTGATAAAGTAATTGCTAACATGAAAGCATTTATCAGTGCCGGCGGCAGGGCAAGAGTTGATAGTTTAGTATTTGCTCATAACGAACATGAAGTAGACGAGCTTGAAGAATACATATTAGGTTTAGGAGCTCAGACTATAAACTTTGTAAGTACTACAAGATTTTATGAAATGTCAGAATATGAAGTACACGACAATGAAGGTAATGTAGAATACACAATTAAGCCTGCAAAAACTGAACGTTTTAAAAAGACTCCAAACAAAACATTAAATGATTTGGTAGATAAAAAATTTAGAGATAGTGTAATTTCTAATGCTGTAATTGATCCAAAATGTGTAGATGAACAAGGAATATATGTAGATCCGTACGGTGATATCTTTCCTTGTTGTTGGATAGGTGGCGACTACTTAGAACAGCATATCGAAGAAAAATTACCGATACATTACCTTAGAAATATAAGTGTAGAGTTTTCAAAAGCAATGATGAAAGATATACATGTTGAAAATTGCAGTACAGGAATACTTAATGATACCAGTATAAAATTATTTAAGAGACTAGACACATATTGGGAAGATGAAAATAAGTGCTTGACATGTGCTAGACAATGTAGTAAACTAGTATATAACTCTAATAGAAAGTATGAATTTGAATAGTTACGACAAAATACCATGGACTGATATAACCAGTTTTGGACAGCAAACGATGCTTAAGAGCCATCTTTTCACGGTCTCATGGATTTTGGCTAGATTTTGTAATTATTCATGCAGTTATTGCTGGCCATACGCTAGATCTAGTACCCCGGATCACCAAGATTTAGAAATTTACTTAAAGGCCTTAGATAGTATCAAAGCACAAGCTCGTGCAAACGAGTTTACAGACTTTCATTTTAGCTTCTCAGGAGGCGAACCTACAGCGTATAAGTACTTTGGGGAGATCATAGATCATTACTGTAGTGATACAGCACCCGATTACCAAAGTATCCACATGACGACCAATCTTAGCCCGGGAAGCAAATGGTGGAACAAATGGTTAGAAAGTACTAAGACTCTGCACCGCAGAAGTATAACAGCAAGTTACCATGCAGAATTTGCAAATGAACAGGAGTTTGGAGATAAATGTCTCCAATTAATAGACAATGAAACATTCGTTACAATTAATCAAGTTATGGTTCCGGAACAGTTTGACGAACTTTACCAACGGCTTGAACGATTTGCCACCAGAGGTATTAATGTTACTCTCAAGCCAATGTCCGATCCAACCGCCAGTTACGTGGTACACGGATATACAGAAGACCAAATCGCAAAAATGCGACAAGGATTTCCACAAAAGTGGAACGGCGAGCAAATAGCACAAATTGCACTATATGATAGTAAAGGTACAAAATACGAATTAGATCAAGCAGAACGTTTCAATGCATTTGGATTCAATAAGTTTCACGGATGGGAATGTAATGCAGGATATCAAGGTTGCGTTATTCGAGAGAACGAAGTTAAACGTAGCTATAGTTGCCATGATGCTCCTTTAGGCACGTTAGACGGAGGATTTGAGCTGTTTAAAGCACCACAAGAGTGTATAACCTATAGTTGTGTTAGTAGTGCAGATAGTAAGATACCAAAAAGAAAACACAATGATTAAAAAAATTAAATTAGATTATAATTTTAGTACATTTTTAAATGCCGACTACAGTGTGCATCGAGGTAGTTGTATTACGCATCAAGTACATGAATTAAAAGATATTCACAAAGATTATGGCGGCTTCCCAGATAGTTACACTAGTAAAAATACAGAAATTAGTCAATTATGGTTTAATCAATCGCAGGTAGATTTTGAAGAACTAAGTAAACAACTTGGTATGCAAGTTATTACCGTTAGTTCTATACTACAACCACCTGGTAATGTTATTCCTATACATAGAGATACGTTTTTTCAAATAAACAAGAGATATCCAGATGACAATCGTCTTAAAGTACGTGCTAATGTATATTTAGAAGATTGGAAAGTTGGCCATTTAGTTCAGTATCAAGATAAAGATAAAAGTTGGCACAACAATACACATTGGTGTGCCGGAGAAGGATTAATTTGGGATAGTAAGCATTTGCATCTTAGTGCCAACGCCGGAATGGCGCACAAATATACACTACAAATTAGTGGATTCTTAAATGGCTGATATAGTTTTATGGTATGATAATTTAATAGGAAACAATTGTTTGATTCAAGATGCTGTCTATCATCTTGATAGGTCCATTTTAGAAAAGATGTCGCGTAGCAATATTAATTTTTCTATAAAACAAACAACTGAACAATTAGATAATACAAAAACTAATGTCTACGTAATTGAACTACACAATGTACACGCAGATGTAGATATATTTTCTAGAATACCCCAACATACTAAAAACTTGTTTAAAGCAGGACTTTCTATTATGTTATACTATCCTAGGGAAGGACATTCGTTAGAAGACTGGTTTTTAAACATCTATAAAAATTTACAAAAAAATAATTTACTAAATGCTAATATATTATTTGTATTCGGCGATCCTGACATTCTAGTTAATTATAAAATTTTCTTAAAAGAACATAATCTTAATAGTTTTCTCACTCCTATAGGAATAGATTATTTTGCAGGCAATTATTATGAAAATGTAACAACGACTAATGATTCAATTGATTTAGAAAAAAAACATGACTTTTTATTTTACAATGGTAAACTAAGACCTCATAGATTGTATGCAGTCTCTGAGCTCGATCGTCTAGAAATCTTAGAAAACAATTTAGTTAGCTTAACAGCATCCGAACATACTAATGGTACATATTCTTTAAATGATTGTTTAATAATTTTAGAACGCTATAACCTTGGATCTAAACACTTAACTAACTTTGTAGAAGCATTTAAACCAATGATTTTAGATATGCCTGCTGATAAATTTTCTCAGGATAACATACATAATACAGAATTGTTTCATTATACAAGTACATTTTTTAGTATAATTAGCGAAACTACTTTAGTAAATAGATTTATTACAGAAAAAATGTACAAACCTATTCTAAACTTACACCCTTTTATAATTATTGGTGCACCAAATACATTACATTTATTAAGAGAACGAGGTTATTATACTTTTGAAGAAATGTTTGACGAAAGTTATGATTCTGAATTAGATCCTGTAACTAGAATTAATAAAGTTATTGATAATGTTAATAATTTTTCAAAATTATCATACAATGAAAAACAAGATATTTACAAATTAATCACACCTAAACTGTTACATAACAGAGATCATTATATTAGTGATGCGGCTAACTCGAGCGCAAATGAATTTTCAAAAGTTTTCAATGCATTAGAGGAAATAACATGAAAGTTGATATTGAAGACGTGCTATTTTGGATGGATGCAATTCGAAACAGTGATGATCAATACCGCACACTTGAAAGTTTTTGGAAAGGCCAAGTAAACAGCAAAGTTTGGTTAGCAAAAGAATTATATAGTATAATACCTAAGACAAAGCAGAATAACATAGTCATATACGGTGGCTGGAACGGAGTGTTGGCAAGTATACTGTTTAACAGTCACCTACCGTTAAACAGCATTACAAGCGTAGACATAGACCCTGTGTGCAAAGATATTGCTTGTACAGTAAACAGACGATATGAAATAGAAAAAAAGTTTAATGCTGTAACAGCAGACATGTGCAAGTATACCCAACCTGCTGATGTAGTTATAAACACTAGTTGCGAACACATTACACAAGAACAGTACGAACAATGGTTAAACAATCAGCCAGACGATGCCTTAATTGTATTACAAAGTAATAACTACTTTGAACTAGAAGAACATATTAATTGTGCTACAGATTTAGAAGATTTTAAGCACGTGTCTGATATTAATGTATTATGGGCAGGAGAGTTTGAAACACCTAAATACACACGTTATATGATTATTGGAAAGAAAAAGTGTTAGCATTTGATGAATTAAAAACAATATATTTAGAGATTACTAACAGGTGTCAAGCATCGTGTCCTATGTGTTCTAGAAACTATTGCGGAGGACTTCCTAATCCAAATTTAGTATTAAATGATTGGACTTTGGACGATTTTCGCAAAATAATTACTCCTGAAGTTTTACAACAAATTGATGTTTTAACGTTTATTGGTAATTTTGGTGATTGTATTGTTAATAATAACTTTTTAGATATGTGTAAGGAGTTAACGCATACTAATATACAATTGAATATACATACAAATGGTGGCGCCAAAACAACAGATTGGTGGACAGAACTAGCAAAAGTTGTTCCTAAAGATCATAACATCATATTTGCAATTGATGGTTTAGAAGATACGCATTCAATGTATAGAATTGGCACAGACTATAATAAAATTATTCAGAACGCAACTGCATTCATAAATGCAGGCGGCACAGCAGAATGGGCCATGATTAGATTTCAGCATAACGAACACCAAGTAGATGCTGCTAAAGAGCTATCTAAAAAACTTGGGTTCAAAAACTTTTCTCTAAAAGATAGTAATAGATTTAAAAATAATACTCAAAAAGTCGTTGACAAGTTAGGTAATGTACTGTATACATTGAATCCGAGTAGCAAAACTCAAGTAATCTCTTTAACAGAAAATGCTATCGAAGAGTTCTATAATACAAATGTAGACATCGAGTGTGAAACAAACAAATATAAACAAATTTATATAGATTGTCATAAAGATTTATATCCTTGTTGTTATACTGCTGCAATTCCTTATGATTACTTTAAAAAAGAAGACATATTATACAATGCTCATCTAAGAGCAAAACAAGAACACAACGCTATAATTAAATTAATGGGTGGTCAAACAAAAATAAATACATTAAACAGATCAATCCGGGCTATTATACAAGATCCTAAATGGATTTCAGCATGGCACCAATCTTGGCATAATAAAAATATGATAGTATGTGCTAAATTTTGCGGTAAATGTAATACCCCAACTAGTTCTGCAATGGAGCAATATGTCAATGTCTGATTTAGAAAAATATCAAGCCGAGATAGCAAAAGTAAGCGGCACACCTACATTTTGCGTATTGCCCTGGATACACTTTGCTACTCGTCCTAACGGCGATATGCGGTTGTGCTGTAGTGCAAACGCCAGCGGAGCAGTAACCGGCGACCATGAAATTGGCTTAGTAAAGATGGAAGACGGACAGCCGGCAAACTTTGGTAGAGAAACACCAATGGAAGCGTGGAATAATGAGTACATGAAAAGTGTACGTACTACTATGCTTCGAGGAGAAATACCTGCAAGTTGCACAAAGTGTTTTCAAGAAGAAAAAGTTGGTATAGTTAGTAAACGAATATGGGAAACAGGTACTTGGCATCGTGATGAAGACGGAGTAGATATTCCGTACTTAATTGAGCAAACACAAGCAGACGGTACAGTGCCAGAAGAGTTAGTTTATCTTGATCTAAGATTGGGTCATACTTGTAATATTAAATGTGTGATGTGTAGTCCCCATGATTCGAGTAAGTGGGTTGCAGATCATAAAAAACTTATTCCTGTATTACAAGACCCAGAAGTTAAAAGGCAAATGCAATTTGATAAAAGTACATTCAATAACAAGTGGCACGAGAAAGATACATTCTGGGAAGAAATGTATGCACAAATTCCTAACCTAAGACAAGTGTATTTTGCAGGCGGTGAGCCTCTAATGATCAAAGAACACAAAATGTTTATTGAAGAAATTATTAGACAAGGTTATCAAGACAAGATATTGTTACGTTATAATTCAAACGGTTTACTAGTAGACGAAGATTTAATTGAGTTATGGTCAAAGTTTAAAAAAGTAAAGTTTGCTATTAGTATGGATGCTAGCCACGGACGCGATGAATACATACGATTCCCTACAGACTTTGAAACTGTAGAAAAAACTTTACATATGCTTGATAACACTCCTGACAATATACAAACAAGTTTAGCAACAGCAATACAAATATTCAACGTAAAGCATTTGCCTGACTTTATGAAATGGAAACTTGAAAGCGGATTTAAAAAACTAAACAACGGTACAGTTCCGGGCGGTGTACAAATGGGAGGCGGATTAGTTAATATGCACTTACTGTACATTCCGACTTTCCTTAGTATTCAAATATTGCCAGAACACGACAAGCAAGAAGTTAAAGAACGTTTTATGGACTTTAAGGACTGGCTGTGGAACAACTATAGACAAGACGACGATTATTGGAAACACAATCCTTACGGATGGAAACGTTGGGAAGCAGTTCTTAATCATATGAACGCACAGGATAATAGTCACTTGTTGCCGGGCTTTAAAGAATATACAAACAAACTTGATGCAATACGCAATTTAAATGCAGCAAAAGTATTTCCAGAATTGGCACACTTGCTATGACACAGCCAATAACAATCATAGGCACACAGCCACAAAGAATAATAAGTCTACAACCAAAAGATATTTTAGATATAAGATTTTGGCCAACTGACATATGCAATTTTAATTGCACATATTGTTTTCCTGGAAGTAAGGATGCTGTTTATAGATATCCAAAAAATGTTGACACTGTAGTAAAAAACTTTACTATACTTTTTGATATGTATGCAACCAAATACAATAAAAAGAAATTTGACATTAATTTAGTAGGCGGAGGAGAGCCAACAATGTGGCCTCACTTTGCTAAATTTTGCGAAAGCATTAGAAACAATCATAATGTAGAGCTTACAGTAACTACTAATGGTAGTAGGTCTATGCGCTGGTGGAAGGAAAACGGCAAGTATGTTGATAAAGTCACACTGAGTGTACATCACGAATTTGCAGATATAGATCATACTATCGAAGTATTAGATTATTTGTATTCTAATAATATTTCTTGCACCGCTTTAGTATTAATGGATGCTGAATATTTTGATAAATGTAAAAGTATAATTGATAAATTACAAACTAGTAAATGTCCTTGGTTTATTGAAGCTAAGCCTATAGTTTCATTCTCTGGTAAAGATAATTTAAGTTATACTGACGAGCAATCTAACTACATGAAACAAGATATAAAAAGACTACCAGATACAAAATTTTTAATGGATAATATGCATTTGTTCAGAATACATGATAGTGTAGCATTGTACAACGATGATACTGTAGAAACTAAAAGAACTGGCGATTACATAAATGAAAAAACTAATTATTACAAAGATTGGAATTGTAATGTTGCTTTAGAAAATTTAGTTATTACATTTGATGGTACAGTAAAAGGTAGTTGTAATGCTGAATTATTTGAAGATTACAATATAAACTTATTTTCAGAAACATTTGAACAAGAATTTAATAGAGCATCTTTTGAATTATCAACAATTAAATGTCCATTTGACTGTTGTGGCTGTCAGCCAGATACACATATTACGAAATGGAAACCTTAGTTAACGAAATGTCGGCGACACATGTACACCATTTGCGTGTACATATAATAGGAGCAACAGGAGATTCAAAAGTTCCTTTGTAAATATTACCTAAACTACCGCCTACTCTACACGTAGCACGATGTACATCACCGTCCCAGTTGACCATTAAACTTTCTAGTCCTGCATTACAGCTCCAACCTTCGAACGCATTTAGTTTATGTTTAATTACATCATTTGCATGTATTAGGTCTTTGTCATCTACAACACAATTTGCCTTTACTGTTGATTTTTTACTTAATATCCATTCTAAATCTTTTTCTTTATAACGCATGTCATCAAAATAATCTCGATCTTCAGCTTCAGTCCAACGTATACGTCGACACACATAAGGAATGTTATGGCCTTCTAACAACTGTGCAGCTTGACGAACTTTATCCATATGTTCATGATGACACATTAGATTTACTTGAAATTTAGTATCTTTACTGTGCATGTCTAACAACTGGCTATAATAAACAATATTTTCAGCTGCCCGCTGACTATGTTCGTTATCAAAGTGCAAACTAAACACCCATTGGTCTACCGGCTGCTTTGCATACCACTCAGGCATACGAAGTGCGTTGGTAGTAATACTAAGCCATTGTAATCTTGCTTTTGCACATTCTATTATTTTTTCTATCTTTGGATGTACAGTAGGCTCACCGCCAGTTAAACTTAGGCGTATAGGTTTGCCAATTTTTTCTAATTCGTAGATAGCATTAACCATAACATCTAAGTCAGTATGTGGGCTAAAGTTATCGTGTATTTCTGCAGGACAGTATCCGCAATCTAAATTACATCGTTTACCTATATTCCATTCTACATGAATACTAGTGTGATGCCCCCACCGATTTTCTACTTTAAACATATGCTGCAAACTCCGGATTAGCTGCAAGAAAGTCTTGTCCACGAGTTTTGTCTAAACGCTTGTTAAACTCTATACAATCTTGCCAATGCGTTTCGTGCATACACTTTGCTTCTAAGAAATTAATATTATCTTGTATCTGTTGTAGTGTTACAGTTTTTAATAGTTTGTGTTGTTTAACCATTGGATATTCTAATACTTCTGTTTTCATTTGTTCTAAACGTGCTATTACTTTTTGTTTTAGTTCTGGCGGCAATACCTGCGCACTTAGACTCATAGGATAGTTTACTCTGTGTGAATAAAACACAATGCCCATTTTATTAATAAAGTGATCAATAACTTTGTCTATCTGCATTATATTATTTGCTTGTACAGTAAATGCACCTACTACTCTACTTACATTAGGAAAGCTCTTAAATATTTCAATGTTTTCTTCTATTGTACTAAACTTACCGTTGCCTCTAATATATTCATACGTGTCGTACACACCGTCTATGCTTACGTTTACAGCAATGCTTTTAAACTTAGGCCAATAGTCGTGTATAGTACGTCCGCCCTTTATACCAAGCGTAGTACCGTTTGTAGCATACTTTAGTTCTATATTCTCACCGTACTCTGCAAGACGATCTAGTATCTTATAATGGTATGGATCCATTAGAGGTTCGCCACCTGCAAATTCTACACGTCTAAAGAACGGTAGTAGTTTTTCAAAACTTGTCCACCAGTTATCACTATTATCAAAAGGACCAATATATTGTCCTGGTTTGTCTACTAGAGCGTCAACAGTTGGTATAAGATAATTATTTTCTTTTTTATAAAATTCTGTAACTTGG